CTCCTTCCTCAAGGCTTTCGCCAGTTCGCAGTCGGGGGCGTGGCTGGTAAGCCCATTGCACAGAACGCATGGCTGCGTGTACCGGAACTTGTCGTTGATGCGTTCAAGCAGCCCCTCCAGCAGGGACACGCGGGCGCGGAGGGCGGCTTTGTCGGTACGGGCCTTTTCGATCCAGTTAACGAAGCCCTCTGCCACCGCGAATGCGTGGTCCTCGTCGCTGGTTCTACGGATTGTCAGCAACCTTCTCATTGTGTCGTCGCTCATTCCTGCTCCTCTCAGCCTAACTCGTACATCCACTCGATTGCGGCCCTAGCGTCGCCAGGGTGCTCCGTCCCGTCCGCCTTGAAAGCATCCAAAGCCCTCAGCGCGTTGTCCACCTCCAAGATCGTGAAGCGCAGCCCGGTCGTAAAGTTCTTCTTCTTCCAGTGGTCGTCAAAGTGCAGGTCATAGGCCGGTGTCACGTCGGGCAGATCCTTGAACGGCGCCACGGCATTGACCGCACCCTCCGCCTTCATCGCCTCCCCCTCGGCTATCCTCAGTTGGTCCTTGAGGTGGTTCTTCCGCAGCTCCAGCCGGGTCCGCAGCCCCATCAGACTGTCACCGTAGGCGTACTGCTCACCGGTGAACATCGCTGAGCCTGGGGCCGTGACCTTCACACCTCGAGCTTGGCAGTAGCCGGTCCAGAACTCGGCGCATGGTCTTTGATTGGCGTACTCGCTGTCACTCTCCATGCCGAAGCCGTAGCACTCGATCTCTGAGTAGTGCATCCAGCCGGCCGCGAACACGAGCATCAGCGCAAAGGTACTTGTGAAGTAGGGCGCGCCAACGACCTGCCGGGATAGCTCGGCCATTTCGTCGTAGGGCAGCGCGATCGCGCCCGGTACGTCCGGATAGGCTTCCTGCATGTAGACGAGCTTCCCCGCGCGATGAGCCGGAGGCGTGTACGTCCCGCCTTCGCAGAACGGGCAGACGATCTCCACGTTATCCTTAGATGCTTTTCCGGTGCCAGCGCAGAAGACGCAAGCACCCGGTTTGCCTCTGAGATATAGAGCATGATTTGGGTCGGCCATATTGTTGCGTCGTTCCCAGTCTGATTGCTTGTGGATCTGAAACAGGCGATCCCATCTCTTGAGCCACGCCTCGGTATATGCCTCATTCAGGCTCCATATCTCGTCAGGCCCATCCCACGGGGCATCGTTGCGCGTGCGTGCGTTCATGCCGACGAGGATGAGCTTGTCTGTCCGCTTGGGGTAGTTGCGCCAGGTGGTCATTGGCACGATTTAAGGATATCCAAAAGACGGATAAGGCCGACAAGCGCAATTGTTAGTGCGTAGCAAATCGCAAGAAAAATCACCAAGTTTTCTATTCGCTCCAACATCATATCCTCCTGAATGATTGCTAGGCCAGCGGGAAAGGAGAAGTAGGAACCCGCTGCTCAGGTTAGTGGCCTTGCGAAGGCTCCCGAAGGGCGGCTTGTGGCCCTGTTGGGACTCTCACCTGAGGGTTTCGCGCGCCGCCCGTGGTTTCACTTCGCCATTGATGCGCGGTCGTCAAGTTCGGCCTGACATTCCTGGGCCTCGGCCGCTTCGACACTCGCCCGAAGCTCGTCGTAGGCCTGCCGCAGATCGCCGGTCGTCAGCTTGCCGCGGTCCGGCGCGCCATGCTTGATCTTCAACGCGTCAGCCTGGGCGACGAGGGCCGTCCATAACTCCCACGCCTTGTCAGTGATCGGGTCGGGGTTGGAGATCTCCCCGTTCTCGCCAACGTTCACCGGCTTGGCATCCGGGATGGTCTCGATCTCGGTTTCATCCAACCAACCCAGGCCACAGAGGGAGAGGGTCAAACGCCGCTTGGCCTTCGTGACCGCCTTCATGTACGCGTTGCCGAAGTTGCCCTGCATGTCCTTCTTGCCGACGACTCCCACCTCAACATCGGTGCGCCCGTTCCCGTCATGGCCCCTGACCTTGACGATGAAGTGCGTTTCAGTCTCATCCACGTTCACATCGTCAATGCTGACGGAGTGCTGGTTGCGGAGTTGGTCGGTCGCATCCTTCTTGGCGTACAGGGTCAGCTTGCCGTTGAGTTGGATGTAGTCAAACGGCTTGGTGAGGGGGTTGAGGCCGATGCTCTCGCACACGCGCTGGTAGTACGAGACGCGCTGCGCCGGGTTGAGCTTGCTCAGGTCGCCCCCGAGCAGAACGCTCTCCATGATCTCGGCTTTGTCGTCGGTCTTGACGATCTCTTTCTGATCCTTCGTCAGTTCAGTCTTGGTCATGTCATCCTCCTCAGAATGGCAGAGCTTCGTGTTCGTTGCGCGCTCGGCAAGAAGCACACGCCGGGGCGTCATTCGGGCCGCAGGTGCATTCATCGGCGGCCAGCCCGTGGATCGGGCAGTCTCGGTCGTCGCCCTCAATCTCAAGACAGGAGCACAGCATCCCTGCGGCTAGATATTGCAACCGAATGGCGCGCATCTTTGACTGCCTGTCTAATCTCGCCTCTTCCCGCATCGCCCGTTCCTTCGCCTCCCTGCGGTCAATCGCATCGTGGTATTGGTATGTCATTGCGCCTCGACAATCTCGGTGGCTGCAATTTCGGGCTCCACAACCGCCGGGTCGATGCCGCGCTTCGTCAAGAAGTCGTACATCTTCTTCGTGGCCTTGTCGTTGGCCTGCTCTTCGTTCTGCGCCTTGACTATGAAGGCCCCGAGGTCGTAAAACGTGACGTGGTATTTCTTCCAGCTTGTGTTCATGTCTGTTCTCCTTGCCTCAAATATACGCCAAAAGGGGTCGGAGAAACGTTACAACTTCGTTACAGAAAAGCAGAGGCGGGGAAGCCCGAAAGCAACCCCGCCTCGCACCACGCCCTCGAGAGAACGTGGGGGACACACTACCCCATGCTGTCAGGGACACGAGCCGCGCGCATCAGGGACTCGCCCGCATCGTACAGCCGGGACGCCCCGAGGCCCAACAGCGCCCCGAAGATCACCACCGTGAACCAGCCCTCAAAGCCCACTGGCATCTTGAGCGTCATCTGGTAGCCGATGCCCAGCACCAGCCCGGTCACCAGCGCCACGATGCGGATCACCTGGCCGTCCAGGTTGAAGTCCTGCTTGATTTCCTGCACAATGGCGATCACAAACAGCAAGAGCGGAACGCCGGCCACCGTTGCATTGTCGAACAGAGATCCAAAGTCAATCATGTCGATTCTCCTGAATTGTCATTCTACCCTCGACGGAATATCTTGTCTAGCGGGGACGGGTCACTGTGATTGAGGATCCTCCTTCCTGCGCGGGCATAGACCATCATCGCCAGCTGGTAATGGTACTCCATCGCCTTCATGCGATCGGTCCGGGTCGCGGCCATGTCCTGCGGGTAGTCCTCGCGGTAGTGCTGCCAGTCCGGGGAGTGATCCACGCCCCAAAGGTGGACTTCCTGAAAGCCCATGACGTAAGCCAGCTTGAGGCAGACGTAGCTCGCCGTCATCCCGCTCATGTACCGCTCCATGCGGAACGCGCCCTGGTCCTTCCAGACTATCTCCACATTCGGCAGCGCGTACAGCTTCGCCGTGGGCAGGTGCGCGTCGCCGTTGAGGTGCTTGCCGGAGAGGTACGCGATCTCGGCGCCTGCGGCCAGCGGGTAGATTTCCTTCGCGTGCTCCGTCAGGACGCGGGAGTCCACACAGACGTAGTAGGTCGGCTGCATCTTGGCGAAGTTCATCCCGAAGGAGGGCATCGACGCGAACACCTCGGGGGGCAGGCGGTTGAGGCTCGGGCCGTTGCCGAGGATGAGGCAGGTTTTCATTTGAACATGACCTCCTGAGAAGCCGCGGCCTTGATGCGCTTCTCTGCGATGGCGAAATACTTGGGGTCAATCTCGCAGCCGATGAAATCCACTCCTAATTGCATACAAGCCGCGCCAGTAGTCCCGCTCCCCATGAACGGATCAAGGACTGAGTGCGCATCGACACCGGAAACAAGAGCCACCATCAGGCCAAGCGGCTTCGGGCACGGGTGGTCGCCAGTATCATATATTGGGCCTCTGTGGTCTGTTCTGTAACAGTCTGACGAGAACTCGAATAGATCGCCGCCTAGCTTCTTGTTTGGCTTTCCGTAAACGAACACGGGTTCCCATCTGTTCACTACAGCAATAGACCCGCCTCTCGTCCCTGAATATTTCTTATTCCAACACAGAACCCATTTCGGCTGTGGGTAGTTTGTTATATTCCCAATTCCGGGAGTGAGTAGCGCGCATTGGGCCACGCGGTTACATTCGCTCAGCCACTCCAAGCACCATGCGGAGTAATCTGGCCTGTTGTCTCCATCCGAATAATTTAGCCCAACGTTATACGGCGGGTCGGTAATCACCGCGTCCACCGACTTGTCCGGCATGGACTTCATGTACTCAAGGCAATCTCCGAGATGTAGGGTGTAGTCACTCACTGAGTTCCCTCTCCGCCCGCAGGGTCGATTGCAGCGCGCTCACCGCGTGCTTCAATGCGTCATACTGCCCCTCGAGACTGGCGCGGTTCGCTGTCGCATCAGGGAGCCGCGGGTCATCCTTCGCCGTCAGCTTGATCCGGTAGTGCTCCGCCGTGGCCGCTGCCGCTCGGTAGCCTACGTCCAGCATGGTCGCCGCCAATTGGTCTATGAGCTGGATCTTCGCCGTCGATGCAAGCTCGACAAACTCCTCAGCGGTTGGGATGTAGTCTTTCATAGCTCCTCCGGAAGAGGTGCCATAAACTTGACGTACTCATCGTGCAGATGTCCGTCGTCAGCCCAATCTGTAAGTAGCCTCGTTGCCTGCTGGAGTCGCTTTTTGAGTTCGGCGTTCTCCTGCTGGAGGGCGGCAACACAGTCAACTCCGTCCATCCGGTGAATCATCCCATCGGTGGACATTCCGCACATCGTACACACCCATTTTTTATCGTTCACTTCTCCTCCTTGCCGGGGCGCATGAACAGGATCGCCCCACAGTTCTTGCACACGATCATCAGGATCACCCCCAACGTCTTGCTCCGCTTGTACTCCCTGTGCGTGTGATCACAGGATGCCGGGAGTTCTTTGAATGTGGTCATTTCGCCTCCTTTGGATCCAACACGAACATCGCAACCCATCGTCCGGTTCCTGGGCCTTGCGTTCCGTCCTCGGTAGCGTGCCAGTGGATGTCTTTCAAGTTGCGGACTTCGGCCCCGGCCTCGAGGAGCATGTGGATCCACTTGTCAATAGGATACACCAGCACGACGCGCTTACCCTTCTGGTATTCCTCGATTGCCTTACGCGCCCAGGCAGTAGGCCCCTTCTTTTTGCCGTCCTGCGCAACGTAGGATCCGAACGGAGGATTGACGTAGTTACTCTCTCCCCACTCGGCGGTCAGTCCGTCAAAGTCCTCAGGCTTCGGGTATGGGCATGGGTCGAAGTCAAAAGAGAACTCAGCCCTCAACTCCTCGTAGAGATCGGGAGGCGTGAGCCAGTAGTGCTTTCCGTCCGCCTTGTTTCCTCCGCTGAACGTCATTCCTCAAACCTCACTTCCGTAGTCTTGCCGAGCACCCCAACCAGCGCGCGCTCAAATGACTTGGCGTAGCTGTCCTGGTACATCGCCGCCTTCATGCCCAACCCACTGACACGGATGGAGCCGTCCTGCATCTCGATCTTGGCCCGGAGCAAAGTCGTCTTGACCTCCACCCACCGGCTTGTCTCTGAGGGCCATATCTGCGAGGCCGCGGATTGAAGCGCGAGGAATCCGGGAGATGTCTTATTCTCTTTCTCTCTCTCTATATCAAGTTCTTCCGTTAGGACGTTAAGTTCGGGTGTCACGGTGTCCCCTATTTCGGGAAACGGATCGCCCGATTTGACACCCCCTGTAAGGGACGACTTGACACCGTGTCTCTCTGACAGGGTATCAGTCTGACACCCCAGGCTGTACCGATTGGTGTTGTGGGGACCGGTCCCGTCCGGCACAAGCAAGCCCATTTCGATGAGCTCTTTGACGCATCGATGGACCGTCGCCTCAGAGTATTCGGTCTTGAATACGATCATGGCGACGCTCGGGTACATGTTCTTGCCTTCGTGGTCGGCGTGGTCTGCGTAGGCCAGAAGCACCGTCTTGCGTGGGCCGCTCCCGAGGCGCATGTCCCACACCTTGCCGGTTGCCTTACCGCTCATTGTCGGCTGTATGGCGGTTCTGCGCCATCGGTGAAAACGATGCTCTTGTCTGTGGCCCCGAACGCCGCGAAGTCGCCCCGAACTTGAGCATCTATCTTGCTGTGCGGGAGCATCCTATCAATGTATTCCTTGTAGCGCTTGTTCATCTCCGCCACAACGTCGCCAACAACAACTTTCGGTTGTCGGTCAAGCCATTCCTGTTCCTGCTTTGTGAGCCTCATAACAAAATCTCCTCTTGTCTCAGGCTTGCGGCCTGCGGTGGGGGTACGGGTCCCTGACCACAAACCTGAGACAAAAAGAGATTGGGTCCCGTACCATATTTCCGCACTCAGGATACTACCCGATGACGGGCGCCTTGTCAAGTCACGTTTTCAGCTTGTAGGCATATCCGGGCGCGCCGTTGATGGTTATTCTCCGGCGCTTTGCCTTCCCTGCAATGAACAGTTCTTGCAAGATACGCTGACACCTTGACCGGCTCTTCCCGGTTTCGCCGGCCATGATCTCCGATGTCATTTCGTCCGGTCTTACTGGTGCCGTGGTGTTCGCTGAGAGGAAGTCACCCCAATCCTTTTTGAGAGCGTCCGCCGCTTTCACTTTACCACCTCCATCTTCCTCAAGTCCCAATCCTCAACGAACGCGTGAACGTCGTGTAGCTTCCCGTTGATGATCTCCAAAGCGATCATGCCCAACGAGAGGCGGGACTTGCTCTGCGTCGCGTTCAGCGCCCACTCTCCGAGATAGGACAGGGTCGGCATGATTATGCCGGTCGCCTGGTAGTAGGCATTCGGGGGCTGGTACGTCGCCACGGAGCGCGTGTAGGTATGGAAGTGACCTCGCAAAATCACATCCGGGGGTCTCTCGCCGTCAGCTACGTCATCCATGAGGATGTTCTGACAGTACCACCTAAGCTCATTCCCGCGGAGCCACTGACGCTTCCCCATCGACGGGCCGCGATGTGCAACGTCCAGGCGCACGCCGCCAATGTCCAGTGTCCAATGCTCCCCAAACTTTACGGGCTTGTTCGGATACTCCTTGCTCAGGCTGTGTACGAGGATCTGTTCGCTCGAGCCCTTGCGCCACACATGCACGCCGGTTCCCTTCGCGACGTACATCGCGGTCACTCCTGGCATGTCGAGCCAGGGGGTGATTGTTGCGCGGGCGACGAAGTATTGATCCGAAAGGTTGTTCTCTCCAACGTCGTCGAGTATCCAGGTGCCGGTAGTCATGTCGCCAATCTCGAGGAACGTTATCGGGTCGGTCCCTGCCAGCCTCTCGATACCCTTGCGCCCCTTTTCGTGGAGTTCCCACAAGTGATGCTGAAACGGCTTGAGCGTGACGGGTTTCCATTTGTCCACGATACGCTTGCCCTCCTTGTCCAGAACAGGGAGCAGGGTATCGGGGTTCTTCAGTCCGTACTCGTTGCCTGAGTGCGTGTCGCTCCTTACAGCGATAATCCTGCGGTCATACGCGCGTTTATTCCTCGGGGTACGTTCCGCTTTCTTCAATGGGCCTCCTGAGTTGTCTGTTACGGGATTACGCCAGCGGTCAGGTCGGGCCTCGCCGGGATGAATGGCTGCTCGATCTTCGTCGCACCCCTCAGCCCTCCGCGCCCATCGTCTGTTTCGTACACGTCCACCCAGTTCTTGCCGTCCCGACCTATGAATGGGTGAATGAACCTCCCGCCTCCGTAGTACGGCGGGTCATCGAATTGGGGGAATGGGCCGTTTTGGAGGAATGGCTGTGATGTTGTAGGGAAGAAATTGCGCGTCATGTCGATCTGGTCCGGTGAAGTAGGCGGAGGCGGGGGGTTCTCCGGGTCAATGGCGTACACCTCTATCCTCCCGTTGCTCTGTATGCCAGTGACTGCCTCAAGCGTGGCCCCGGCACAAAAGATGTCCTCAAGCGTCCACTCGCCCGACTCGTAGGACTTGCCGTTGTCAAATGCCCGCCCGCCGTTGTACATCTGCCGCCATTCTCGCTCGAAATCAACGTCCTTCATGTTGGGATGCAGCAGCCTATTCATGGCGCGCATGTAGGCCTCGAGCTTTGGGGATACCCGCGCCTTCAATCCTTGTTTGCCGCGACGAGTAGCGGGCATTTTCCGCGCCACCGGATCAGGTAAGGAGTAAAACAGTTTTCTCGGTGGCGGTGGTTGTACGACTTCGCTCGTCAGCGTGATCTTCATTGCCGGGTCAGCGTGCCCTTCCACACCACGCCGTCATCCACAAGCTCGATGGTCTTTGTCGTGGAGGTTGGAGGGGGAGTGCCGCCGAGATTGACCACGGTGCAGAGGTCTTGCCCGCCGAACTTCGTAGCGATCCAGGCCACTCCACCTTGCCACGGGATGCGGAGCCACACTTCACCATTCGGAGCGGTGTAGAGTAGATCGCCCTGCACCTTCACGCCCAGTAACAGATCGCCAACGTCGGTTGCGTCCGCGACGTGATCACTCCGCACGTTCAGCTTGTACACTTTCACGGTTGCTTCGTACATCATTCCTCCTGTCGGGGGTGGAGGTGGGGGCGGAGGGTTTCCAGTTACGCGCTCCCACCAGTCGGGATTGACCTGGTTGTAATCCGGCTCGCCCTGGTACTGCCACATGGCCCAGGATACCCACTTGCCGCGCATGTCCGGCTGTTGAGCCAGGGTGTAGTGCGCTATCCAGCAATCGCACTTGTCAGCGAACTCCTGTTGCAACACCTGAGGAGCCCCGGACATGATGAGATCCCACGTTCCCGGTCCGAAGTACATGCCAGGATAGATGCCGGTGTGCTGAAAGACGCCGCGCCAGAGCGACTCCACGGGTTTGTAGTAGGCGTAGGGAGTTTGTCTGTACGCGGCGTCCGTCATGCCGATGTAGGGCTTTTCAATGTCGATCCATAGCCCGAGCGCCCCAAAGTATCCGCCCGGGAACGCGCTCTTGATCGCTGCCTTGTGGCTCTCCGGGCTGTACCGGCTGTCCGATACCCAATAGAGGCCCCACGGCTTGCCCTCTAAGTCTGCCCGAGCCGCGTGAAGGCGCCACTGGTATTCAAGCTGACCCTGCCCGGCCTTGATGATGTACCCATCACCGCCAGACTCCCACGGGTTGCCCTCGTACAAGTCGATGACTTTCATTGTCTGAATGCGATCTTGACGATGATGCCGATAGCCGCAACCATCGCCACGCCCATCGCCCAGGCCATAGGAACGTAGGTGTTCCACATTCGCTCTGTGCGCGGGTGGTCGGTCCTCATGTACACCAGGATGAGCTGCATCACTTCAAGGTTGAGCCGCTCGCTCGCTTTCATGTTCTTGCTCTTGAGGGCGTGGTCAATCCTTTCCTTCAATGTCGTCAGGACTTCTTCGTCCATTTTCTGCCTCGTTGTCATAGGATTGGCGCCTCCCGAGCAGGCGCGTCGGATTACCTTGTACCCACCTTAGGCCCGATGCCGCCGATGTTCTGATGGTTCGTGCGCGCGAAGTAGAAGCCGACTATCGTACCGAAAGCGACCGCGATCAGGTTCGGCACGTCGGGATTTCCCTGCACGATGTACGCATACGCGGACACGCCCATCGTCACGCCCACCACCATGACCGCAATGATGGCCTGCGTCACCTCCCAGATGACGTTGATCCGCCTCTGCCCCTGAACGGTCAGATCCTCCTGGTGCGTTGTGGTTGGCTCAAGTGGCTGCTGTGTCATTCAATCTCCCTTGTGAACACTCGAAGTATCGTCTGCCGGCTCTGCGGTGTGGCTATCTGTTCGTGTACCTGCCTCAATCCCAAGACCTCAAAGAACTTCCGGTAGTTGCGCGGGAACCTGTATGTAGTTTCAGCGGCCTCCACCTCAGAGCAGATCAGGAAGTGTTGCGCGGCCTCTGCCATCTTCGCGAAGATCCACTCCGAGTCCGGATGGATGTGCATGAGCACCCCGGACGTGAACACCACATCGAACGACCGCGGCTCGGACAAGTAATCCTCAATCGTGCTGGTGATGATCCTGTCCGCGGTCGCATCCCCGAAGCTCTTGCGCGAAAGCTCGGGCGCGTGCTCGTTGATCTCCACGCCCGTCAGGTTGTGGTAGCCTGCCTCGTCCAGGTAGTACAAGTTGCGCCCGACCGAGCACCCCAACTCAAGCACCGACATTTCGGGCCCCACGAACCGCTTGAAAATACCCACCCACATATCGGACACGGGCTTCAGAGGGGGGTAGTAGTTCTGCCGGCAGATGACCTTGAATTTCTCGGGCACGCCATACCGATCGGTGTTCGGATTGCGCCAAAACTCGTGAACTTCCTCGCGCTTGATTTTCGGCATTTTGAGGCCCCTTACGCCACGCGGACGACCGGAGTACCGGATTGCGGCGGTACGCCCACTACGGGCCTTCCTGTGGGCATTGTGACGGTCTTGGGAGGCTCTTGCCCATTCGGGAAGGCCTCTTTTACCTCATCCTCGCTGAAACCGGCCTGTTTCATGGCCGCGGGAGCCGGGACACCAGCATCGACAAGAGCCTTCATGTTGCCAGCCTTTTCGCCCAGGCTCTCGCCCCATGCGTCATCGACCTTGAGTGTGTGCTCGAAGTCGCCGTTGTCGAAGTTGCCGATGGTCGCCATGAAGATGCCATTGAAGATGCCGATTGTCAGCGCCATTTCCAACATGCGCGAGAGGCTCGAGAGGAAGTTGTTTTTGGCGTCGTTGGCCCGGTCGATCGCGGCGGCAAGCAGGGACCGGATCGCCGTCCCGCTCAAAGCGTCGGTGTTCGTGACGCTGTACCACCGCAGCTCCGGCAAGTCCTTCTCAAGCTCGTCCATCATGGCGTTCAGGATCGCGAGGCCGTCCGCGTACCTCACGTCAGGAATGAGCGCGTCCAGCTTGGACGTTCCGGGGAGATACACGATGTCACCGAACACGCTTTCCTTCGTGGCCTCGCCGGTGCTTGCATCCCCTGTGGATGTGGCGTTGATGCGCGGAGCCGGGAGGGGTCTGCCGGCCGCGTCCTGAGCATTCGCACTCGCCGCCCAGATCGGTTTGTCAAACCTAAAGAACAGATCATGCAGCCGGGTCGCCAGTCGGTTGGCCTCGTACACCTTGTCGAGAGCGTGATAGACGCACCCCGCGCCGCGCTGGTCGCCGTTGTCGCGGAACTTGGTATGGACTATCGGAATGAAGTCGATGCCGAAGGATGCGAAGGTGTTTTCCTCGGACGGCGTGCCCAGGTTCTCGATCTTCGTGTTGATGCTCTGATGCGTGTGCCAAATCCTTTGAGTACCCTCCGCCTTGTCCCACACCTCGGTGTAGAGCTCAGGATTGCCGTTCTCGTCCAGCGTTTGAATGTCGATCCGTATGAAGGTCAGGAAGCCTCGCGAGTCCTCCTCGAAGTCCGACACATGGGCCGGGGGAACGTCCTCGAGGTAGCACTTCTCGTCATCCCCGCGCACCCTCACAAAGCTGTCACCGTACAGGGCATAGCCGCGAAGCATGGCCGGCTTGTTGTTGCGGAAGTTGGAACTCTTGAGCACCTGGTCGAGCGCATCCGTGAGGGCAGGAGCGTCCGCTACCGGCGCGACCTCACCCGGCAGCATCTTGGACGCGTAGAACTCCACGGACCGATTGACAACCGTCCTCAGCCTGCGCGTGGTGTCGCTGTCGTTCAGATCCTCGTTGTTGTTGTAGAGGTCATAGAGGGCCTGATAGAGCTTGCGATAGTCGTCGGCCTCGGTGCTCGCCGCAGCATTCGGCCCCCGGTTGCTCAATCCCGTGATGAGGCTCCAGAATTGGTTGAGTATTGTCATTGTCTGCCTCGTCTCTGCCTTGCGGTCAGTCCTTCACTCAGGTAGAAGCTCAGGTAGTCGCACAACTGGCTAAGAGCATCCACCTGGTCCTTGAACTTGGAATTGGGGAAGGTGAATATCTCATCTTCAAAGTCCATCAGCCAGCCGGTCTGCTCACCGGGCGGAGGAAGGACAACGCATCCCTTTTCCGCCCATTTTGCAGCTTCGTACGCTCTCGCTATCTTGTCGCCCTTCGGGTTGAATGGTACTACGTTATCCGCGTAGGCTGAGATCTGCTTCATGCTCTGGATAACTTGCACCCCGCTGGCTTTGTTCTCGATGATGATGTCCTTGAGCATCTTCCCGCCATACCGCTTGACTTGGCTCTCCACCGCGTACTGCAACTGGGGGAACTCGATCCTGTCTCTCCACACGTTGCGGATGAACAGGCGGTAGTCAGGCGAAAGCTCTCCGACGATGCCACACGTGTACGCGGCTGTGTCCTCGATGCTGTTGGCGGTGTCCCATGAGAAGTATCTGCCGACGCACTCCACCGAAAAGACGCGCTGCTCAAACCATGACTTCTTGAAGATGGCACCCAGGAGCGGAGTAGGCCTCTGTTGCAACTGCCCGGCTACCCCGATTTCGGATAGCGTCTGCTTCATGCGGGCAATCTCAGCTTCGCCAAATCGCTCCGGCCACAGCAATTCGCCCACCTCTTTACGGGGGTCTGCACGCCGGATGCTGGACTGGAACCGCGGCCCCTCGTACTCGGCCGGGAGGATGAGCTGCTCCCACGGGTCACCTCGTGCAATTACATGCCCGCACAGGTCGTCGTCGTGGAGCCGCTGCATGATGAGGATCTTCTTCACAGTCTTTGGATCGTTGCCTCGCATGGCGATTGCATTGTCGTAAACGTAGTTCACCTTCTCGCGGTCAGCCTTCGAGTTAGCACGCGATATTTCCAGGGGGTCATCGATGAGGAGGTAGTCACCACCTTGCCCCGCGATAGAGCCACCTGTACCGAAGCAATACCTGTACCCACCCGACATGTTCTCAAACTGATCTTTGGTGTCATTTCTCGGATTGATTTCAACATGGAACCTCTCCTGATACCACCTGTGCGCGATGAGGGCGCGACACTTCATGCTGTCCCGAATGGTGAGGTCGCTCGAATACGAGAAGCACAGGAACTTCGAGCCGGGCTCCCGCGCCCAGATCCACGCCGGGAAGAACACATTGACTAAGAGGCTTTTCATGTGCCGAGGTGGGATGTTGATGAGCAGGGAGTTTGACGGTATCTTCCCCTCAGCCAACGCCTGCAAGTAGTCGCACAGCATACGGATGTGCCAGCCGTCCACATAGACGGTGGTCTGCTCGACGTAGGGCCACGCATCCACGACGAATGAGTGGAATGACCTCTTGCAGCGTTCCCCGTCCAGTTCAGCCAGGCTTATCACGTTTCGCCTTTTCGAGCAGAGCCGTCAGCACCTTGATTTCCTCGTCCGTCAGCTTGCTCAGGTCCGGCTTGTCCTCCTGGTTGAGCTCGATCTTGTCAGGGACTTTGCCGTATGCCCTCGCGGTGAGCGCGTCGTAGAACTGCCAACTTCCCTTCATGGCGCGCGCGATAGCCACATCGACCATCGACTCCACTTTGGATTTCTTGGTCCTGGGGTTCTCCTCCTCCATGACCGCGCGCACCAACTCAGCGAAGGCGAGGCCGAGCTTAGGTCTGCCCTTGCGGTTGATGTTCTCCGGGTGGTCACGGAATGAGGATACGGGCTTGCGCTTGGTCATGTTATATCTTGATCCAGAATTGGAAGGCTGCGATTTTGGCCCCGCCGGAATTCGTCCACGCGCCAATGGCCGAAAGATAGAATGCAAGCGAGTTACTGTTGTATCCCAATACCCCGGAGCCGGCCGCCACGAAAGCACCATTGTTGTAGGGAGCGGGAAGTGGAGCGATGTAGCCCTGATTGACAACATTCTCCGTCGTGAATGGGGTGGTGTACGTCTTGGTTGTGGCGTTGCTGGTTCCCGCCGTGATCTCGTAGAAGCCCAATAACACCAAGTCTCCGACAACCTTGTACTTGTAAGTTGCGTCTGTGGGGTTGCCAAAGTAGCCCGTGATGGTGGGGGCGTATGACAAGTACCGCGTCTCGTAGATGGGCCGCTGGATGAGGTTCTTCGCTGTGTAGGTCGGAACGGTCCATGTGTACCCAGCTCCGGCAGACAAAGTGGCCGCGAACCTGCCAATGACGGTGTAGTAGTCCGTGGCCGCGGCGGTCGTAATGGTGGAAATCTTGCAGAACTTCTCGTTGGTCGAGGTAGCGGAGAAGTCGTCGTAGCTATTCGCGTGTGATATCCGTGAGAAGCCAATCACCACACCGTCCGTGGCGTTGTAGCCGAGGTAGGCGAAGTAGTCAATCTCCTTCGTGGCCAGCTCTGCCGCGCCAGCGTTGCACCAGTTGGTTGCATCTGCTGCGGTCACAGAGAGGGCCGCGGTTATCTCGTGAACGACGCCATTGATCCGCACCTCTACCTTGTCGCCGGCCGATGGGTCTGTCCCGGCCAGCGTCTTGAGGGCCACGATCAGGTCGTTCGAGGCGACGGTTACGACCAGCTTCCCATTGGTCATAAAGCCTTCGTTGAAGCCGCCCCCTCCTACGTTTGCCTTCAGATCCGCCCACGGGCGCCCGACCGTCGCGGGTGCGGTGCCCATGTTCTTGACCATCGCGACGAGATCGCTGTCAAAGATGGCGGTTGAGTCTTGAAGTGCGGAGAGCTTTTGATCTGTTGGCATTGTCGCTCCTATGGATTGGCCCGGAGAACGGGCGCGCCGTGAGGGATGCCGACCGCGCGCAATGCGTTTTCGACAAGCCGATCCGTGGACGCCAGGATGGTTCCCGCAAGGCTCGCATCATCCCCCTGGTCTGCATACACAGCCGGCCCCTGGAATACCACGCCATCCGTGACGAGTGTTTCGTCGGGCGTACCTGCGTTGTAGAGCGTCGTCACCTCGGCCTGAGTGAGAATGCGGTTGTACACGCGGGCGTCAAAAATCTTGCCGTCGAGCCCCCAGGCGTAGTCAATTGTCAGCGTCTTGGCGTTTCCGAGGATCAGGTGATTGCCGAGTTCACTGTTTGGGAGGCCGGCGGGTGGGGCGCTGATCGTGCTGACGACCTGTGAGACACCGTCGATATAGACTATCGGTGACACGTCGTATGTCGCCCTCGGGCGGGTCACAACGATATGAGTCCACGCGCCTGTACTAAGTGAACTCACCGGTGTTGTCCATTGCATTTGATTGGACGCGAACTTAACGTCCACCTGAACATTCTGGTTCGTGGAGGTGGCCCGGACAATGTAGCCCGACGCATCCGAGTATTTCCCGATGATCGCTCCGTAGTCATCAAACTCATCAATGTACACCCACACGCTGACACTCCTATTGTCGGCATCTGCGATCTGCGGCAAATACCCGTAGTCAATGGCGTCAGTCGCGCCTTCCCCGGTGAACTCGGCCGTTACAGGATTGAGGCCGCCGCTCAGGTAGCTGTCATTCTGTTTGACACCGTACTCCACATTTATGATGCCGCCCTGCTTGATCGTGAATGCGCGGTCGGTGATGTAGTAATGATTACTGATGCCGCTCCGATCCTCCACGCCCAGGAGCAGCGCGCCAACGGAGAGGACAAGGAAGCTCATCATGTGGTTGCTGTTCAGGTTCGCTAGGTATTTCATTTTCGTGATCCTCGATTTGGGCATCTTGTATTCTTCGATCACAGCCAATCCGTACATGTCCGCTAGGTATGGGTCTTTCTGATAGCGCATGTCAAACTGAAAGGGCGTGTACCCATATGCAGACTGTGATACAGCGTCGTCAATCGTCGCCTCGATGCTATTGGCGTAGTAGATCCCGTACCCGCGCGCTTGCAGGCGAGTTACGTACACACCGGCCGTCGCGTTGTTGGTAATCGAATAATAAACAGTGTCGCCGTAGTAGGTCGCCGTCACAACCAGGTCGGCGGTCTTGTTCGTGCCGCTTCCATCAGCGGCAGTGTTGGAAAGGTAGTCGGTCGTGGCAACCGGGGTCTGCATGTTCGTGCCAGACACTTGTGCGAGGCCACTTGGGTCGGTGTAGTGTGCCGAGAACTCCGCTGTTTTGCCCGATGGAATGAATAGCGGAGTACCGAGAGTGTAGAGCACCTTCAAGCTGGTGTCAGTGATGACTGGATGAACCCGGATGATCGCCGCGTTCAAAAGAGCATCCTCCGCCAAAAGGATGTTATAGCTCTCCGCGTCCGCCGCGATCGCGGCGTCGGCATACGCGCCCTCGTTGAGAATGATCTTGCCGCCAGTCTCAAGCAGCAAGAATGTGCCGTCCTCATTGAGCAGGAACGAGTCCCCCGCAGGTATGACCCATACTTGATCCAATGCCCGCCAGCCATTGCGCGCCAGGATGTTCTCAACCCTCAATGTGCCGTCTTGATTGAGGTAGATGTACCCAAGCTCCGAGTTCGCCAGCTTCGTGAACTCCGAGAGGGCCATCGTCTTTCTCTGCACGTTATCGAACACGGCCGGGAAAGTGAATGCCCCCGCGTCGAAGTCTGTCGCCTCAGGCTGCAGGCTCAGCCGTGCAAGGACGAGCGTCATCGCTTCGTCAATGGTCTGATTGAGGGCAATTGTCGCGCCCGCCATCGGGTAGTTCGCGGGTACTTGCATCCAATCTGCGGCCATGAGGCGGACCTGCTCATTGCCCCAGTTCTTGTCGTCGCTGTCCAGGCTAGTTATTCTCCCGGTCCAGATCGCGCGCGAGATCCCATCAACAACACCCCGTACACGGATCTTCGCACTCTTGTTGAAGCCAGTCAGCGTGGAAAGCCCGCGCACCGCATCCCCGCCCATTGGCGAGAACACCTTGCTCTTGTTGTTGAGCGTAAGGTTGAGCGTCCCGAGCATTGCCACGCGCTGTTCAGGCCTCCACCCGCCGAGGCCGTTGTTCCCGCTGATGTCGCCAACTACGTAAGGGGTTAGATCCACCCACGCAGTCCCGTTGTAGTATTCCGTGACAATAGAGTCGAGATAGAAGGCCATCAGTCGCGCGCCTTTGCAAACTCTACGGCCAGGATCGACGCCAGCTTGTAGTAGTCAAAACCCATGCTTGCACTCGCCTGACTGTTATTGACGTATGAACCACTCGGGAGATTGACCAACTCGGGCCCGCGCTCCCCTACCCACGTTATCCCGCCAGCAGGCCCACCACCAGCCCGGAAGCCCGCGCCGAACCCTCCAGTTGAAACCGCAAGGCTATTGCCGCCACCCCCGAAAGCCATTTGCAGCGCATTACCCTTTGGCTTGTAACCACCCGTGTACCCGCTGTTCACCAGGTTCATGAACCCTATGGACGGATTGATAGCCTTCATCACTCCGTCGAGCGCCATGAACCAGTCGATAAGGGAGATCAGCACGGGTATCAATCCCTGCCCGAGCGTGATCTTGAATGCCATGAACCTGTCGTCCAACGAGTCCACCGCAAGGGCATATTCCCGCGCACTTCTCACGGCCTCGTCGCTCAAAACAAGACTACCCTCCACCGCCGCAGACTGTTCGCGAATGGACGCGCTGCCCATGTTGAGTACATTCACCCACTCGAAGCCCGCCCGCCCCAGGTTCTTAAGGATGAACTCGTTTTTTTCCTGAACGTTGTTGATCTTCAGGTATTCGTCTGAAAGCTGCGCCAGCGTCTCGGTAGTGGGCGCCAGGCCGTTCTTCGTGAGCGCGCGCGTGGCTGTCTCTGCGTCTTGGGCCGTCAAGCCGTAATCATCAAGCACCTGAATAAACCGGCTGGTTTCCTCGACGGATGCCCCGGAGATAGCAGATAGGCTCTGCACCGCGGCCGCATACTTCACCGTCTGATTGACGGCCTCGGCAAGCGTGTCAGTGATAAGTTGGACGCCCTTAAGCAGCCCGCCCATTTCCCAACTGATCGGTATTACGAGCCCTTCGAGTCTCATCGCTTCTTTTTCCTACCTGCCGCCAGGCTCACGGCGAGGGCACTCTTGATCTGCTCGGGCGCCTGTTTACCCTTCAAATTTGGCGAGTAGTGGGCGATCCAGTAAGTGAACTCAGTAGATGTCATCCGCTCAAGCATCTCATTCACCGTCATCCCGCCGAGCTTCTCCGCCAGGTGGTAGGCGAACACTAGCGCGTCGTTTTTTTTAACTCGTCACGCGCCTCCGCGACGGCGCTCTCTCCCAATCCGTTGAAAGCGAATACCTCAAACAGAATCTTGTTCATGTCCGTAGCGGTGAACTGCCCAACGTCCTCGACTGTCACCGCCGGCTCGGTCATTGAGTCGGCTATCAGCTTGAATATCTCGGGGCCAGTCAGTTCCTTGCCGCGTAGCTCGATTGCCTCAGCCGCGCGTAGCTTGCGAATGACGATCTCGCCGCCCTCCACCTTGACCGTCTTGGTCTTGGGTGCGATCAGAGCGTCACGCGTCAGCATTACGAGCTCAGGCTCGTGCTGTCAGACGGACGGAAGGTGATCTCCGCCTGCAACACATCCGGGCTCTTGGCATCCGCCGGGAGAGGCTTGATGCCGGTCACGAGGGCGCCGAACTGCATCGCGTTCAGGCTGTCGAAGGCCACCTGATAGCGGCTCTTGGTCCCGGCCGCGAGGTCGGTGTACAGCGTGGCGATGTTCGCCTTGACGTAGTTGATTGTAGCCTTGAACTCCCCGACTTCACGCAGGCCGCCCGAGATGAACTCGCGCACTCCGCCGGAGCCGTGGTTCGTGCTCTCGACTGCCGCAACCATGATCTCGGGCGGGTCGATGCTCACAAGCTGCCCGATGGTCGGGTAGGTCAGTGTCGTGTCCTGCTTGCCGAGAATGACGCCGTAATTGGTCTGTGCCATGTCTTATCTCCTAAGTGTCCCAAACGTAGAACTCGAGCATCCGTCTTTCGATGCCGGTTTCAACATCGTTGAAGTCAATCGCCTGCTCAACCGTGATGAGCTCGATGCCCGTCTGGTTGAGATCCAAAGCCGTCTTTACGCTGTCAGCCAGTGTGTTCGCTGCCCCGCGGGTCTTGGCCCAGCAATCCACCTGCAACCGATAGCGGGCCAGGCTGTTCCCGCCGTGGTGCCGCTGCTGACTGAGCGATATGAACTTGTACGACATACTTGGCAAGGTAGGGTTGGCCGGGAGCGCATCCGGGTACGCCGTCCCTATCGCTGCGAGCTTGTGATAGATGGTGACTTGTACGGTCATGGCTGCAACGTCCCGGGTCCGCCGCCCTGCGTATTGACCTCTTGCCCGGTCGTTTCGAAGGCGCTGCCCGACTGCTCCCAATGGCTCTGGATGCTCACCATGATCGCGTTCAAGGCGTCCTGCTCTGCGTCGTCAATCGCCGGTCGGAGGTAGGGCTGCGCGGCCATCTTGTACGTCCCAAACTCGACGTAGGACGCATATTCAGCATTGAAGCCGAAAAGCACGTCCTCGGCGCCCACCTGGACGAAGGCCGAGTTGTACAGGAAGCCAGTGTCCACAGGGACAAGCTGCTGCGCCCGGTCGATGATGACCAACGCGCCCCGCTGCAAGTCCTCGGGCGTGAACTCCAACTGGAGTGCTTCCAACTGCGCTTGCAGCCGCGCCATTCCACCGACGATAGCAGGCATCAGATACTTATCTCCAGTAGCTTGGCCGTCTTGACGTTCCTACCGGGCATCACCCCATCCACGATGTAGGTCTTGCCGTGAGTGGTCACTTTGTCTGCAACGGCCACGGCCTGCGTGTAGGGCAGGCGGAGCAGGGCGTTTGCGTCGATGGTGATGATCTGCCCGCGCTCGTTGCGCCACTCCTGGCTCTCCACGAACCCGCAGGAGATGGTCGCGCCGCTGTCAAAGCTGTCGCCCACTTCACCAGTGTCAGTGTCCTGCCCGGAGGTGTGCCGGAACAGGATGCAGGTATCGTTGAAGCTCTCCACCTGCGAGGCCGTCATGCGGACGACTTCCCCGGCTGTGAGCTTACGCATACCAGTCCGGGTTGGCGTCCTCGGGATGGACGCTCATCATGTAGGACGGCATGTACACGATTGCGGCGTTCTCTGCCATTGCAAGGTTCTGCCGGATGAGATCCGCTTGTTGTGACCTCTTGAAGCTCGACTGGTCCGCCGAGAAGTCGTAATCCAGTGACACATCGTTCAGCGCCTGCCGCCATACCGCCACGTCCGCGAGGGCGTGGAGCTTGGTCGAGTCCGTCGCTGCACCCTCAGAAGCAGCCGGGTACAACTCCAGCGCCTTAGCCACGATGGTTACGAGGGTCGTGCTGTCGCCCCATCCGAGCTGTGTCTTGACCTGCCCAAAGTTGTTGGTGATGTAGTCAGCAAGGGCCATGTGCCACCTTATGAGAATCTGGCGGGCGTAGGGCGACGGGACTGTAGCCGCACATGTGCTTGGCCTCCGTGCATCGGTACGCCCTTTTTCACGCCTATCGTTTCAGCGAGACCGCCGCTTACCGTTCCGCTATCTGCCAGATGTTCAACACCTAGCTCCCCGCGCGGGAGGAGGAGTAGGACCGCGCGGGGAGGGTGTTACCTATCGGACCAGCGTCGGCTGAGTGTAGTTCGTCTGGTTGGTTGAGAGCACAGCGAGGGCGTTGCGGCCCCAGGCTCCAAACCCGATCTCAGCTTCCCACGTCTCGGCCGTCAGCGGGTGCATGGTGGTCTTGGCGACCAGCCGCAGCCCGTTAAGGCTGGAGAACTTGTCCACTCGATGAACGAGCGGCTTCTGTTGCGACCGAGTTGCCGCGGCCACGTAGAAGTCAGCCACCACCCACGAGCGGGTGACAACCGGGTATCCAGCCCAATAGCCCACGAGCTTGTTCTCGGGATCCGTCTCAACGTCATCAAGCTCAACAGTCCCGGAAGTGCGCCCAGGAACCGCGAGCACTCCCATCGTCAGCGCCGTGAACTTGGTACCCGAGAGGGCGACCAGGGTGGCAACATTCGAGGAGTTGATGAACAGCTTGACGCCGCCCAACTGGTGTTCGGTCACGTCAGCAATCACCGCGTCGATGTCGGCCACAGCCAAAGCAGCGCCGGCCATGCCGTTGTAGTGACTGTGCGTGGTTGCGAAGGCGGTGCCATTCGGGGCACTCGGGATCTTGGCGCCGTCACCATTCAGGAATGCCTTTACAGCCAGGTCGGTCTTGTCACCGAGCCAGTCCGTGAAGGTGTAGTTATTGCTGGAGAAGATCGCGAAGGCCAACTCGTTGCGGATCTTGTCCACATACGCGGCCTGCACGTCCAGAGCCTTGCGCGCCAGGTCAGCAGGGGTTGCGCGGGCCATGAAGTCGGCGGTGAAGCCTGTCGAAACGCTGAACTTGCGGAGCGGGAAGTCGATCTCCACCCCGGCTTCGTCCTTCTGCGTGCGAGCCACGCCGAACTCGTCCACTTCCTTGAACTCAAAGGTTTCAGTGGTTCCCCAAACGCGCCGAACATCCGAGGTCGTTTCGGCCAGGAGGGCCATCTGTCCGTTCACAAGCGCGTTGAGCCAGTCAAGCCGGGCCTGGATCGCTTTCGCAATCGCGTCAAAGCCAAACTCAGAAGCGGGTGTCCACTTCTGGACGAGCAGATCTTCGAGAGAGTAGGTTCCAACGATGTGTGTCATGTCTGCTCTCCCTTATGCGGTCGTCCCACGAACACCGGGAGGCGAAATGACGATGATCTCTTTGTTGTTGATCGCCATTGCAACCGGGGTGCGGCCCGTGGTTTCGAGCTGGTTGGCAGCGCCGACATAGAACTTCGTGCCGGGGGTGTAGTCGTCACTGTCCTCGAGCCATTCCATGATCAGGCCCTGGCCATAGATCGTGACGGGGGTGCCGTAGGTGGCGCCAGTCGGGATGTCGCTGTCGCTCAGGCTCATGGCAAAGCCATCGAACCCGAGCAGGTCGGATGTGTCCACCGCTGCCACAACAGCGCCGTCGCTGTTGATGTACACCGGGTCGAACTTCGCAAATGCGCCCCCGCTGAAAAGCTCTGTGATCTTGATGCAGTGTTGCGCGCTCAGAGCATCGAAGCCGGGGGTCGTAGTCTTGACTACTGCGGCCATAGTGTCTCCTAGACTATCACGGGCGCCCGAGGGGGGGAGCCGTGGTCGCCGCGCTCATTGGGCAGCGGCTTGATGGTTTTCTTCTCGATGGTGTTCGCCGGATCGCTCAGCCAGTCCAGTTGCTCTACCGGGGTGAGCTTGTCCAGCAGCCGTATCACGCCTTCCGGCAGATCCTTGCGTAGCTCTGTGACCTTCTTCTCCGCCGCGTCGTTGGCTTCCTTCTCCCGGTCCTCGACGGACTTCTTGAAGTCGGCGTACTCAGAGCTGATCTTGTCCAGCTCCTCGCGGTGCTTGCGTCGTTGGTCGGCCATGAGCTTATCGACCTGGGCCTGCGGGACCATCTTCTCAGCCTTTTCGGGCTTCGGGGTTTCAACCGTCTTGTCCGCGTCCTCGGCCTTTTCCGCTTCGATCTCCGGTTCCTTGTCTTTCGGCATGTGTGGGCTCCCTAGTTATGGTCGTAGTGACCGCTCCCCTAGATTAGATACTGCTTTGTAGCACGAAAAAGCCTCCCTGTAAAGGGGAGGCTGTGAGTGGAACACTATCCACCCGGCAGGATTGCGCTGGTAGCCACAGGTGCAAGCACCCGACCTGCTACATCGCGGACGTTTCCGCGCCTATGTGTTCCTGCCGGGTGAGCAATGTGTCACCCGTAGTACCCTCTCGCCAGCAGGGTCTTGACCGTGTACACCGCGGGCCAGTTGTCCAGCAGATCCCGGTACTTGTCCAGCCTCTCTTGGAGGTCGTGCAAGTACACCTTGCCGTCCGAGTGCGCCCGTTGCTCCATCGCGATCCACTCAACCCACTTCTCCCCGAGCAACTTCGTCACCGCCAAGCCCATCATCGGATCGTTGTACCTGTGGAGCAGGTTGTGGTTAGAGCATTGCCGGAAGGTCGCTAGCGTCAGGCTCAACCACGCGCTCCTGCTCCTCGGGACGAAGTGGCCCCATTGCATCGCTCCACCGCACCGGTTCCCGTCAATGTCGGCCTCGATGCACCTGTTCCCGTCCCGCCGCATGACGATTGCGCGGATCAGGGCTTCAAGCTCCTGGGCTACGTCCTGCTTTGTACCTGGACGGACGGGAGCCTTGCCCATGCGCTTCCGCTCCTTGAGCGCCTTCTGCGGCTTGGGCTTGCTGACGATGGGAGGGTCACCGCGCATGCTTGTCCTCGGGGGCGGGGGCCTTGTAGAAACCGCGGAAGCCCTTGATGACCACGTCAAGCCCACAGGCATCGCAGAACAGCGAGTGGCTCTCCAAGCTAAGACACTCATCAAACAGGTGCCACCCTCGCGGACACATGAAGTTCACCCACAGCCTGTGTATCCACGGCGCATCGAGAATGGGCGGGTAGGTGATGCCCTGCCAAATCTTCTCGCTGTTCACTTGCCCTCTCCTTCTGCGGGGGCGGGGTACTTGGCCTTCAGATTGGCATACGCTTCGGCGGCGCGACGGATTCTCCCCGGATAAACTTTCACAAGAGATTTATCGCCGTCTGGAATATAGTAGTGTCTGAACGGCTCCAGCGCCTCCATCGCACGGCGGAGGTCGGCACGGAGGGAGTTCATCTCGTCGTAGGGCCAGATGCTCTCATCGGGAACAAGCTCTTTCGGCATGAACTCCACACAGTCACCCTTCTTGTCGCCGTCAAGTTGCACAAACCAGCGACCGTGAATGTCGGAGGCGTATGCGATCACGCCGCTTCGCCCGTTGAATGTCCCGGCCTTGACTCTTACCTCAACCCTGTCCCCTACCTTCAGTTTGCCCATCGTCTACTCCTTCCTCAAGGCTTTCGCCAGTTCGCAGTCGGGGGCGTGGCTGGTAAGCCCATTGCACAGAACGCATGGCTGCGTGTACCGGAACTTGTCGTTGATGCGTTCAAGCAGCCCCTCCAGCAGGGAC